ATGAAAGTATTAGCCAAAGGTATAGAAATGGTGTCATGGACAAATTTATTAGGAGTCATACATCCAGTACGTTTCAAAATTGCTAATGAGGATGAAAGTATAAGTGTCATTAAAATTGATAAGGTAATCACTATAGACAAGGAAAGATTAGCGGGTAATAATATGCTTGTGTATACTTGTCAAAGCGTTATAAGAGGATATGAGCGTATATATTCCATCAAATATTCTTATGATACGTGTAAGTGGATGCTATGGAAACTGTAATAAAAGTAAAAATAATGTAGAACGTTATAGACAAAAACAATAAAGCTGATAGGGTAATTACCTTGTCAGCTTATTTTTTATAATCTTCTATAAATTTTTCTAAAATTGCTTCAACCTGCCTAGAGGGAGTTCTTTTTTCTTTTTCGCAGACTTCTAGGAGATCTTCTTTTAATTTGGTAGGTATAGTAAGAATCAATCTTTCTTTTCCTTCAGGAATTGCCATAATATCACCTCACGTACAATTATATCACTATGGCAATTCAAGTCAACACCGAGAATACATTCATACAATAAAGCATTGACAAGGTGTACACTTAGTAATACAATAAATTATAGAATAAAAACAAAATTAAGGAAGGTACTTGAATACCTCCCCTAATCAATTGAATATAGTTAAATAAAGTCTATAACAACTTCATTCAACCCAACAGGTATATTATATTAAAAAAAGATGGAGTTTGCAATAGTCATATTTCCTATACCCTAAAATAAGGTGTAGGTTACTTGTGTATGCACTCTAGCAAGTCTAAAAGATTAGAGTAGGTGTGGACGAGCCGATGCTATAAATTCGTTTGGGTACATTACATTTAAGTCTATTTGTGTCGTGTCCCCTTAGTCGAGTTCATATGATCGACAAATTAAATTATATGGGGTACGGTTTGCTATTAGTCAGCGATGACAGGGAACAACGTAATTATTGAGAATAAGTATATATGGTAATAGAGTGTATATAAAGGCGTTGCTACAAATAGACTTTCGGAGACTTCAACATAAACCAAATATTAAAGTATATCCTAATTTTTTTAGGGTTTACTACGTCGTGCTTAACATTCCCAAATATTAGTAGTTCAAAACCTATATGTCAAGCTAATAACTAATTTAATTAATATATGTTAGATAGAGCTAACATTGGAAATTATATTTATATTTAAAAATATTAAATTATAGATTGAAAAATAATAGTAAAAATAGAGGATATTAAAATATTATATCGAATTTACTTAATATATATAAAATAGTAGATTGTTAATAAAATTACATTAATTATTATTAATATAATTTTATTAACAATTTATTTGTTTAAAATTATAGGGGGTATTTTAATATGAAAAAGAAGGTTATAAGTTCATTTCTTGCTGCTTTAATGATAGCAGGAGCATCATCAATTTCAGCTTTTGCTACAACTGCTAATGGTAGTATCGTAATAGGGAGCAAATCGTATGATTTAGCTTATGCTAATGACACAAAAAATTCAACAGAAATTAATAATGCAATAGTTTCAGGTGGGGCAATTTATGTTAAAGATTTTTCAGGAAATTGGACGAACAATGCAACAGGATTAACAGTAAATGCAAACAGTGTACCAGGTGAAAATAAAGCAGTAGTTATGGTAACGGTAAAAGCTCAGTCATTTGGAGCAACAGTAAACGCTACTTCAACTCAAGAAGGAGCTACACAATACCAAATATTTAATGGAGCAACTAAATTAACAGTTATAGCTAACTTAGGATCATCTACTACAATGTTCCCACCCAAAGTAGTTGGAGATACAGTTATAATTAAATTATTTAATGCAAGTGGTGCAATAGTTGCAACAACTAATGTAACTTTAGTAGCAATAGGAAGTAACGTTACGACACCAGTTGTTGATATAACAACTCCAGTCACTGAAACAAACATAAGCTTAAATAAAACTACAGATAGCTTATTAGTAGATGGAACGGATACCTTAATAGCAACTATAAATTCAACAAATAAAGCTGTAAAGTGGACATCTTCAGCTAATAATATAGCTACAGTAGATAATAATGGTAAAGTAACAGCTGTAAGTGAAGGAACTGCGACAATAACAGTTACTACAGAAGATGGTAAAACTGCATCTTGTAATATAACTATTAATAACATTCAAAATAATACTGTGAAATATTTTCCACAATTATCGGATGTACCTCAACCGGTAAATGTAAACTATTATAAAACTACACTATCAGGTGGGAAAATTATAACTTATTATTATTTGCCTACGTTGAAAAGTGATTTTATAAAGACCTATTGTGCACTATTGAATGATAATGGATGGAACTATTACAAGGGAGGTACTTATTCAAGTGGAAGTTCATACATTGCGTATTCTAAAGGAAATGATTTAATCTCATTGTCAGTGATTGGAAAAGATTTCGTTATAATGGGAACGATACATTAATAATTATTTATAAATAGATTTAATGTATATGTGAAAACACCTCTGTTAATCACTAATGATGTGATTAACAGAGGTGTTTTAGTTAGCTTACGAAATGCAAAAAAATATCTAATCATCTTTAAAGTACATTATAAATAAAATGTAAAATCAATTTTAAGCTACTATGAAATTAGCACTATAACTTGTACCTAATAATTCTTATATTTAACAAGTAATATCATCTTAGACAACAAAAGGCTCAATATAATTTCTATATCAAGTCTTTTCTTATCTGAATATTCCTTATTGGTTTAATTAGTTTAACTCAATAATATATTACTTGAGATTATCTTTAGCATACTGAGCTTCTGCCTTTGTAAATTTATTTCCTGCTGAAGATACTAATTGGTCATAAATTGCGCTTGGTGACATACTCATTTCTTTTTGATACGTCTCTGCTGATTTCAATGCATTTTTATTCCAATCTGCTTTTACATTATCTACTGCATATTGAGCAGATTTAGCTGAAAATTTATTTCCTGCCGATGATGTTAATTGATCATAAATTGCATCTTTAGACATATTCATTGTAGTAGCATATGTTTCTGCTGTTGCTAATGCTGAAATATATTCTGTTGGAACAGTTGGTTTTGCAGGTGTTGGTTTAGCAGTTTCTGTTGTAGACGCTACAGTAGTAGATGTGGTTGTGGGTTTAGTCTCTCCTCCTATATTACTTGCGATAACAATTGCTACTATAACAACAATTCCTACTAATATTTTATGTTGACCTAAGAAATTTCTTTGATCTTTTCCACAACTTGGACATTTATTAACACCTTTTGCTATTTCCTTCTGACATGCTTTACAATTAACTAATTTACTCATTAATAATCCCCCTAAAAATCTATTATATTATATAAATTGATTTTACTTTTAATATTACTACATTTTTGTTGTTTTATCAATTTATGTATTATAATAGCGAAAAAAATAGTTGAACAACTTAATCAATAAAAAAATACTGCACTAGGTTATAGCCTACGCAGTATTTTTTTACATTCAAACAATTCTTAATAAAGGATATTTAAATTTTAGACAAGTTTGAAAATTTTTATTCACTTTATTAGCAATATAAATATAATTACGGATGAATGCTATATTTAGTATATGATTTGTTAATTAGAATTAGTTTAAATTTAGTTAAATCCTAATTAACCCTAATTAAATTTAATTATGAAATCTTATAAAAAAGGTGATCACAATACTTGTTTGAAAAGAATATTAGAATTAAGAATAAAAGGTATTAAGAATTAGATTACTTAAAGTAAGTATTCTGATCACCCGCAATTTATAGGTGAATATTAAAAATACCTATGATTAAAAAATCACAGGTATTAAAGCTAATATTAAACTTATGACTGACACTGTTCCTAAAATCACTGCTAATTTAATTTGTATCATACTTTTCTTCATAGATTCAATCATTTTTATCTATTACCTCTTTAAATGAATACTGTATCTAATAATATTGCCAAATTAGTTGGGTCTTAATCATATTGTAAAACACAAGTATTTCAATCACCAATTTTCTGTTTTACTTATGTTAAAATCAGAATCAAATTACAGGATTTGGTTGAGGATGGGGCAATGGGCATAATTACCACTATGTTTACCTACAATTAGTTAATATAATTAAATTATAGTAAGTAAAGAGGGAGGTGTATGGTGGATATAAAAAAGCGTTTATTAAATAAATAGGATTAAATATATTATTAATATTGTAAAATAAAATAAATGGTGATGTTATATGAATAAGTATAATTATAATAGATTTACTGAGTTAATATTAGATACTACAAGGTCAAAAACTATTGATGAAGCACTAAATAATTTAGCGAGAAAAGGTAATGTTGGAAGAGTGAGCATGTCTAAAATAGACAATTCGAAATTTGCTGATGCTATATTGCGTTGCTTAAAAGATATCGAATTTGATAAAGAAATTTACGATAGATATAGTGTCGCTAAATATTTAATAAAGTATTTTAAAAATGAAGGTAGATTTGGAGGTGGATTAGAAGGTTTTATGAAGCCAATAATTAATGAAACAAAAATTATGGTTGAAGATTGCATAAAAAAGTACGAAGACTACATATCTTCCAAATTTACTGAAAAACAAGTTAAGGAAGTTTTTATCAACAGAGTTATTTGGACAAAGAAAGAATACTCGGATTATTGCTATGATAATCTTAATTTGAAAAACTCTGGGGCTATACATAGTACATATGCATATAATATTTTTATAGATGTGTATAATCATAAGTTTAATACCAGAATGGGAGAAGCCAGTGAAAGAACTCATAAAAAAATAGAATTCGTAAATGAGAAATTTGATTATAAATTAGAGGAGATAATTTTATATTTAAAACCTAAGCATAATCAAAAATATATTGCGGAATATTTGTACATACCTATTAGTGTATATAGAAGTATATTGAAAAATATGGACTTAATACAAGGACATAAGAAAATAAATCAAAACAATATTGATTCTTTAATATTACTTGATGATGAAAATGCAATTATTAAAATAGACATCAATATTACGGAATCTGAAATAAGTGAAGTTGAATCTTTAAACATAGAGATGTGCGAAAATATATCTGTAAAAGAAGGTATTAGAAGACAATGCTCGCATAATATAATTGACAGAAATCAGATGGTTGCAAAATTATCAAAAAAATATTTTATGCAAAAATATGGTGCATTATTTTGTGAATGTTGTAAAAAAAATTATGAAGATAAATATGGTGTATTAGGTAAAGACTACATAGAAGCTCATCATGAAAATCCATTAAGTGAGAATGAGGGTGAGGTAGAAACTAAAATTAAAGATTTTAAGATGGTTTGTGCAGATTGCCACAGAATGTTACATAAAAAAATGCCTTGTCTAAAAGTTGCAGAACTAAAAAAAATAATAATGGAAATTATAAATAACAAAGGTAGAAGGATAATTTAGTCCTCTACCTTTTTTTCTTTTATTATTAATAATATGTCACTAATATCACATTCAAGCATATCAGCTATATTTTCTAACATATTAAATTTAATAGAATCCGTTTCGCCCTTTACAAGTTTATTAATGTTATTGTAATTACATTTTAATTCTTTTGCTAACCAATAAACTGTTTTTCCTTTATTTTTAAGAATTTCATCTATATTTATTTTAATCATTTCAATCTCCTTATGTAAAAATTTGTTTTATTTCTTGATATTAGTATATATGTTTAAGCACTATATTTCAACAGTATATGTATTAACAATTTGTTAACACTTTATTAATTGAATGTTAACACATCGAATAGTGTATATGCTTGACGTACCTACGTTGAGGGTATATACTAAGAGTATAGAAATTAACAAAGTAAACATTAATTAAATAAAAAGCACCTAACACCAACCAATAAAGGATAAATGTTAAGCACTCCCTAGACAAGAGTAATTATAACATTAAATCCTTCTAAATATCAACTAGGAGGTAGATATAAATGAGTGTCTATATATTATTAGATTATATTAGTAGATGCAAATTAGATAGCGTAAAGCCAACTAAACAAGGACTATACAATTATAAGTCTAAATTTTGGAGGTAAGTGTAATGTTTGATCTAAAAGATAATGATAACATAAATGACTACATGTTATACTCCTGAATAATTGGTATTAGAAGATTGCAAAATATGGGTACAAGCAAATCTAAACCAATATATTAAAGTATCTTAGAATGGCTATAAACGAGTTATAGTAACATACACGAAGGATTATAAAACTAAAAAACTTAGGGGGAAATAATAATATGAAGAAAATGATAGGTTTCGGGACTACTGAAGGAAATTATGGTTTATTAGAAGAAAAGGAATTACTATTATACTTAAAAGAAAATAAGAAAACAATTTACAAACAAGAAGTTGCAACTTTTTATGAATGTTTAGAACATGTAGCAATGGGAGAAACAATTGCAAAAGGTGTGTACATTGTATCGGATGGAATTATGGAGGTCGGATCTCAATTTAGTGAGTATGGAGAACCTGAATTAATAAGTAATTTAATATTATGTTGATTAAATTAAACTTAGAAACATGGGAAATAGAATAATTATGATAATAATGTAAAATTTCTTTATAATATGGTTGACAAAGTAACTTAAAAAGAATATTATTAAAACAAGGTTACAAAGTCACTTAGGGAAATGAGGGAAGAAATATTTGATAGGATTAAAATATTTACGAACGATAAAGGAATTATCATTGCAACAAGTAGCTGATAAGATAGGTGTAACGAAACAAACGATAAGTAAATGGGAAAAAGGGACTTCGATTCAAGAATCAAGAGTTGAGCAACTAATGGAGTTATTCAATGTAGATAACAAACAAATGATAATAGGGGAACTTAAAAAAAGTGATGAATTAGAGATTGAATTAAATAAATTACTAGATGAAAATCCACCCCAGAAAGTTCTTAAAACATTATTAAGTGAAGAATGGGGTAATCATGAATATATAGAAGAAATTTATGCAAGTGATGTAGATAAAAAAAGCTCATTATTACAAATTGAAATTGAAAGACAAAAAACATTAGAAGAAGTTTTAGAAGTAATTAATACTAAGATTGAGTTTACAGAAGGTAATCTGCAAGAATGTGTAAATAAAGATGCAAACAAATGTGCAATATTTAACTTCGTAGTGTCTATTTTAAAAAGTGAAAAGGTAGAACTAGCATTAATGCTAGAAGTTATGACTGCTATTGAAAATGCGTATGACATTGATAAAGAGTTTGATGGAAGACCATTAGTTTATCACTTAGAAAAAGTTTTTAAAAATTATGAATTTAATGAAAATACAAGGAATTTTACTCCAAAACATAATAGAAGATATGAGGAATTAGAAAAAACTGAAGAAAAAATTGATTTAGAAAAAATAAATGCTGAAGATTTTAGAAAAGTATTTATAGATACCAATGGAAAAATTAATGTTAATAATCAAGGTGGACTTGCAAGTATAGTAGATGTAAAGAAATTTACAGAAGAAACAAGTAAAGCAATTAAAGGTGTATTAGTCTTATGTGATGGAATCTTTATGTATAAAATTACTGATAAAAATAAACATGATTATTTATTAATATCAGAAGAAGTTCCAAAACTATATGTTAAATTTTTAAATGATATGGATAATGATTTTGAAGAAATTACGAGTTGCAATTTTTCCACAAATAATGAAAGGTTAGAAGCCACAACAAGAATGATGTCTAAACAAACAATATATATATACAACTATTGGTTTAATAAGGATGGTGAAATTGAAAATAGTTACAATACGATAAATAGAACGATGTTAGAGGCTAATTTAGATTAGCCTGTAATTCATATAAAATAATAATAATTATTTTAACGACAAATAAGCCAAGCATATTACTTGACAAAAACAGAAATTTAGACCGATTTTAATACAAAGGAGAGAATTGCCGTTCTTTCCCAATTATTAACTATATTCTAATTATATCCAATATCCGAAATTATATACACAACCTCGAAAGTAAGTAACGCAAATTATATGTAATATATCCACATAAGTATAAGTTAATTATGGCTGATTGTCAATAAATCTGAGTTTCATGTGTTTACAAAATGAATTGAATGCGTGAAAAACGCTAGAAAATATATATTAAAAATGAAAAATTAAATTAAAGAGGAGAGAATTATTATGGGAAGAAATAAAAATTTTTATTATTTAAATAAATACTTTATCAGCGGAGTAAGGTACGAGGCATTGCTAGAAAATCACCCAAATTTAATGAGTGAGGGAATTGTAAACATAATTAAAACATATCAGCTTGATAACAATATAAATTGGCGTTTTAGAAAATTTGACAAAGAGGAATTAAAAGGGAATTTACAATTTGATTTAAGCAAAGTTAATGTAGGAAATCAAGAAAATCCAGTTTGGAAAGAGGTAGATTCTAAAATCATTGGAATAACAAAACAAATGATAAATGAAGGATTAACAGACGAAGAAATAGCAAGTAAAATACATTTAAAAATAGTGGAAGGTGGAGTTAATATGGAAAATCAAAAGATAACTAAAAACGTGAGTGTGGATTTGGGGAATAATAATTGCAAAGTAGCTATAGATGAGAATGTGTTTGTTTTTGTAAACAAGGTGCGAAAAGAAAGACAAACTAATAAACTCGCAGATAATGATTATATTCAACTAAGTGATGATTCAGGATATTACATAATATCTAATGATGAGGATGTATTTGAAGAAAGTCAATCTAAGAAGGATAAAAACTTTATACCCACTTTGTATTTTTCTATATGTAGAGCTTTAACAGAAATAGGGGTAGAAGCTGAGGAAGTAGATGTAAATTTGAGCATGCTAATACCAATAAATCAAGCACATGAGTCTGCTGAATATATTAGTAAAATAAAAGAAAAAGATAGTGTTCTGTGTACTTATAGGATAAACAAAAATGAAGATACTTCTATTATAAACATAAAAAATGTAGAAATGTTTCTTGAAGGGGTTGCAAGTATACCCTTAATAGAGAATAACACTGGTATGCAATCTATCGCAGATATTGGGAGCAAGACCATAAATGTTATAAAAGTGAGAAATAGTAAAATTGTTATGGTAGATACAATAGATGAATTAGGGAGTTTTGAGTATTACGATAAGCTTATAAATAAAATTAATAACAGAAGTGTAAATTTATCTAATATAAATCAATTAATTGAAGATGGAATATATAAGCACGATAAAGATTTGTTAAAAGCATATTTGAAAAAAGTATTAGAAGAAACAAATAAGATTATTAAATTTGATACGTGCGTAAATGTGAATTTTACAGGAGGCACTATAGAATTATTTAAATCTCAAGGATTGAATTTTGAAAAAGGAAATATAAAAATAATGAATGAGCCAATTTTCACAAATGTAAAAGGTTCTAAGGTATTTTTAGATGCTAAATACAAAGTAGGTGAATAAATTATGACATTGGGGAAAAACACAGAACGTATACAAATAACACTCAACTCAGACAAGCATCATGATAAAGTGATTTTAAATTTTCTTGAATCTTGCTATGACAGTAATGGAAAGATTAAAGAAATATTATATAATACGATAGTTTCTCAAGGACAGACGCAGGTACAAGCTGTTACTAATAGTGAGGAAAGGTTACTCACTATTAGTAACTATGAGAAACAAGAAGTAACTGTTACTAAAGGTGAGCAAGAGGATGAAATGGTCAGCAAAGGTAAGAAAGAGGAAGTAATTAAAAGTAATAGTAACATTAATTTTGATAATTTTATAACTGAGGAAGGAATTGAAACTAAAGATAAAAGTGGATTTAATTTAAATTCTCTAATGGATTCAATGAATCAATTTATACCATAGATTATTTAATTAAACCTACGACAACAGCCACTCACCTTTATAGGGAGTTAAGGCGAATTAAGGAGATTATATTATGGATGAAAAATTTAAATGTGTAGTATGCGAGGGAATATTTACAAAAGAATCAACAGAGGAAGAAATGCTTGAAGAATTAAAAGAAGTTTTTAAAGGTCACAAGGTAAAAGATTCTGAATTAATATGTGATGATTGCTATAAAACTATTATGGAAGATAAAGGAACTATAGAACGGTTAGAGTATGAAAAGGAACATCAAATGGTTTGTCCTAATTGTAGATATGTGGCTACTAATCAAGCGCCAAATGGAGCAGGTATATTAGAGGATTGTAATTGGCATTGTGATTACTGTGATTGGGAAGAAGAAATACCAAATAGGATTAAATTAGAAATTAACGATAAGTTATTTGAAACAATAACTAAATCAATAAGTTCTTCATGTTCCATTACAATGTGTGGAAATGGAGAGGGAGAAGCCCCTATATATAGAAAAGACTTTTATAAGAAAATATTACCAAATGTAAAGTTAAGCCTTGAAAAAGAAGACTATGCAGGTTTCAAGTACACTATGATACTTTCAGAAGAAGATTTTATAACACTTTATAATGAAATCATATGGGATGGTCATGAAAGTTATGGAGCAATAAAGTGTGCTTGGTTAAGCGAATGTGCTAGGGAATTATGTAAATATTTAATAAAAATCAAGAATGAAAATGGATTAAGATCTACGCTAGATAATTTTGAAAATCTATTATTGTTCTTGAATGAAAAATAATATTGGAGCAGGGGAGTAAATTCTCCTCAGTTCCATCTACAAATTATAAAAATTAAATTTAGATCAAGTAAAGGAGAATGATTATATGAAAAAAATTAATGGAGACGTATTCTGCGTAAAAAAGGCACATCTCGCAGGATACTTAATGATGAATGGGTTTAACTTAAAGAGAATGCCCAAGGATGAAAAAAATCCTGATTATAATGTATTCATATTTAATAATTCCATTGAGTTAGAGAAAATTGTTGACGAATACTTTAAGGAATTTAGTATGAACAACTAAATAAGGAGGGTAACGATTTTGGTAGAAAAAAGAAAAGGAGAGTACAGTATTAACGAAAATGACAAAGAGTTAATGGAAATGGTGAAGTATATAACTAGACCATTCGGCGAATTAAATAGTGGCAATAAATTTAAGGTCTATACTTTAGAAACTGCTAGGGGAAAGACTACAGGCAGTATTCATTCAATTGTAGAGGATATTAAAAAGCATGGAGCTGTAGGAAAGAGAATAGTATTTGTGAGTAAACTTAAAAAAGAATGTATTGATTTTGCAACGCAAGTAAATAAGAAAACTAACGAAAGTTATGCAGTTGCATATATTCCAAGTTCTGACGATAAGGAAAAGAAGAATAAAAATATTACGAATAATTTCAATGAATGTTTAAAGAAAAAAATTATAACATTAACACATTCGATGTATTTACGGTTGTGTTTAGGCGATACCCTAAGACATATAAAAATGAAAGACCAATTAGAGAAAAATTTCAATACTCTTATAATTGATGAACAAATTGACAATGTAAATAGTACATATACAACATTCAGTGAAGCCGAGCATAATCAAGTATTAAATATATTCAAATCACATAATGAAATAAAAAAGATATATGAAAAAATATGCGAACCATTACTTAATTTAATAGATAATAATAAATCTAATGATAAATTAATGCACAGAGTCACATATGCAGATGAATTTGATATTGCTGATTTTTCTATAGAAAAAGAATGTGAAACAATAAATACTTTCATAGAAAAAAATATGGTTGATGAATCATTAGAAGATTATGGAATTGATAGTAATTACATAACTACTAAAGGAGACCTAACTAAATTTATTAATGGCATAGCATTATTTTACGATGAGATAGAACTTGACAATGTTTTAATAAGTTCGGAATATAATACCATTTATACATATAATAGTGAGTTTGAATTTATAAAACTAAAAAATAATATATGGTTAGATGCTTCAGCTAAATTCAATAGTGTTTATAAATTAGATACAAAATTCTTTGATATTGTTGATAGTACAAGAATAATTGATCACTCAAACTGCAACTTCTATTTTCATAGGGAGAACACATCTAAAAGCTTCAAAAGTAGAAATGACATTACCAAGTTTAGAAAAGAAAAAATTAAATTTATTCTTGATAATAGTAAAAAAGGTAGTAAGATATTGATTCTATCAAGCAAAACTGAGTGTATTCAACTTGAAAAAAATCATATAGATAAAGAATTTACTGATAAATTTGAAGAATATGCACTGCTTAATTTTGATAATATGCGAGGGATAAATAATTATGGGGATTATAATTATTGTTATATTCTTCAGACTCCGAGAAAACCGATACCATATTACATATTTCTATATGAATACTGGACTAAAACCAAATTAACTGATTTTGAAATGGAGACTAATAAAATTAATGGCAACGAGGACTGGGGATTTAAGAATCATAAAGCATTACAGCAATTAATGACAGATGATATAACATCAAGTCTATATCAAAGTTGTAAAAGAATAGCTAGGAGTTCAGAGCCAGTAGGTTATTTTCATATATTTTGCAAAATTGATAACGCAGTTGAAAATGTACAAGACCAACTTTATAATATAAATCTTAATAAGGATGGAAAATTAACTGATTATGATAATAGTAAAAGACTTAAAGAAAGTGGAAAGGGTAAATATCAGGAATGGTTATCAAGAGAATGGGGTGGTATTCCTATCATGGTTAATTGCATAAAAGAAAAGTTTAATATGACTGACGACAACTGGAATTATGCTAATAGAGATAAAACCATAAGGAAGATTAAAAAAGATAAAAGTATTATCTGTAGCAAGATTAAAGGTAGAGGGAATGATTATTATTTATATATTGATAATAAAGAAGATAATGTAGATGTTTATTCTAATAGTGGACTAGCTGAAGAGTTACAATTTATTAATTTATAAGTATTTTATAAGTAAAACTATTCTGCTATGTAGTCAAATGTAATTAATATATATACAATTCACTACATAGTAAAACTACTAATAATAATATACTTGGAGGGTGCTTTTCCTGACAAGAAAAGGTTTTGGTTTTGAACTTTCCTTTCAATACATTATTAAGAAGGTCAAAGTCAAAAACGAAAAATTTGCATGTTGGCACATGAAATTTGTTATCATATTTTATTAAATTTAAAAATTAGATAGAACAATTACATAGAGTGCAGCGAGATCAAAAATAATTAATAAAAGGAGTGAATTATAAATGAGTAAAAAAATATTTAAGAAAAAAATTGCAATTGAATTAATGGTAAATGATTTTAATATGGTTTATACAGAACCTAACAGACATAAAACTGGACTTACAGTATTTATTTTTGAAGATACTGAAGAGTTTTATAAAAAATTAACTGAAATTAATGATAGGGATAAAAATATATAAATACTATAAGAAAACCTATTAAATAAAATCTAAGGCAACATAAATCTAAATTTAACAGGAGGAATAATTAATTATGAATAAGAACGTACAAATATTAAACATAGAAGCAAAGGACATATTAGATAATAAATGTTACATAGTCGATAAGACAACTAAAGATACTATAGATTTATTGAGGAAGAACGATTTTAGAATATTAAGCAGATATAAGGGTAGTATGGATTATTCTTTATTAACAATATATCTACAAAAAATAAGTAAAAAAATTATCAAAGTTAATAAAAGTACAAAACGACTCTATTCAAATGATTTTATAACAGTAAAGTTTAATTATGCTCTAACAGATAGTAGTCTATTAGAAATTAAAGAAATAGAGGAATGTTGTAATTTAAATGTTCTGATAGATGTTCTAAAAGCTCAAAGAGATGAATTAAATAAAACTAGACTTAGTTTAATAGGTAAAATAAAAAGATTATATGCTAAGGATTTAATAGATAGAGATATAGATAAAATGACTAATTGTGCAAAAGAATTAACTATAATTGAAAATAAAATAAAAGATATAGATGCCAAAGTTAAAATTAAAGATGCAAAGAAAAAAATCACAGCAATTAAAAAAGGTGATAGTTTATCTACTAAAGAATTAAGAAATGAAGTTTATGAAAATGGATTTGATATAATTGTAAATGGTAAAAATACTCACTACTGTAGATTTTTAAGGTCAAGTGGTTCTGCTAGAAGTGGAAAGGTTAATTTTTGTAATGAAATATACTATAGTAGATTAATTAAATGGTGTATGAGTGGAATACAATACAAAAATAATAATGAATTAGACCTTCCAAGTTTAGAGAGTTACCTCGCATTAATTACATCATCAATAATCTCAACTTTCTCATTAAAACCTGAGAATATCTTATTAATTGATGAAAAATTTTCTACATTTACAGATACAGTTATGGCTACTGAACTTATTAATGGAGTATATGAACCTGAAGATATAGAAAAGAAAAATCCTATTAGTGGTGATTTATTCACAAGTGTTAAGAAAAAGAAAATATCTAATAATCTCTTTGATGGCGAAGCGATGCTCTCAAAAGAAATTTTTATCGAGAAAGGTTATGAAGATAAGGCTATATTACAAATAAGAAATAAATTTTACAAGGGATTAGGTGTAAATACTGATATACAACAATTTTTTATTGATAATGGAATAACTAAAATATCTCAATTAAATGGTGAAACTTCTGCTACAGATATAAAACAGATAAAACTAATTTGCACTAAATCTTCTATTAAATTCTTGAAATATGGAACATTTGAAGAGTGGAAAAAAATAATGTTGCCTAACTGGGGAATATGCAAATATGAAAAGCCACAATCAAACTTTAATGGCATGGTAAATACCCACTACCAATTATGCAATACACTTGGACTAAATTTTATTGAAACAAAGGAACTATTAAATGATACATTAGAATATATTAAGTTATTAAATAATGATATATCCGTATTTAAATTACACTTAAAGATAATTAAAGCAGGTGGACTTGATGAGGTAGATGGTGAGGAATTAACAGAAGAAGAGATTACGGAACTTGATAGTATTAAAACTAATTCAGACTTTGTATTAAGTATGTTAAAAATAAATGAGGGGTTTATTAAAACACCAGTTGGAAGAACTTTTAAATATGAAGTTATAGAAAATTATAAGAAGAACGTGGATAAGGGGCATATTTTAGTGACAGGGACTTATGCAACCGTAGTAAATTCAATGTACGAATATTTATTATGTAGCATAGGTAAGTGGGATGGTAAATCTAGTACTATTGGTATAGGTCAATGCGTTACCTCTAAATTTAAGCCATTAGAAGATGTTTTAGGAGTACGCTCACCTCAGCCAACTATGTCGAACATGACAGTTTTTCAAAATCAAGAAGCAGGAATATTATCTAAGTATTTTCAAACAGAAAGTGAGAATGTAATATTTATTTCTGCCATAGGATGGAACATTTGCGAATGTTTGAGTAGTTTAGATTTTGATGCAGATGCTTGTCTTATAACCAATCAAAAATTGATTTGTAGTCGTTGTAAGGCTCAAGAAAATGATATGGTAACTGTTACTACTAAAGAAATAATTGATGATAAGGAAGTATCTAAGATACAAACAATTAAGAGGTTTTTAGTGAGTACAGACTTTACACCAAAGAAAAAAATTCCTCGTAGTTATACTTCCGAAGACCTCACAGACACAGATATAAAATGTGCTGAGGGAAGATTAGGAGAATGTATTAATTTTGTACAGATGCTAAATAGTGTATACTTTACTAAGAAACTTAATGGAGCAAGTGAAGAAGAATTATTAGAACTCTTTATAGACATAAGTTCACTCAATATATTAAGCTGTATAATTATAGACTCGTGCAAAAAATTAAGTCCTATAAATATTAGTAAAGAAATGGATAAAATCAGTGCAAAAGGTTACTTAGGAAAAGGAATTATAATTAGAAAAGGTGAGAAAAAACAAGTAGGCATTAGACCTAGATTTTTTAAATACTTAGATGGTGGCAAAGATTATAAATTTATTCCTTTTGAATGTGGTATGGATTATTTAGTTCAAATTATGAGTGATAAGAAATATAACCCTGATAAGAATAGAGATAATGAAAATGGAAATGTAACCTTATTAAGTTTATTAATTAAGGCTAAGGGTAATAAGGCTGATAGAAAGAAAATACAAAATATTATTAGAATTGTTGGTCATATGCAGAATGAAATAAAGAGTATTAGTGCAAGTAAAGAAACTGGTAAAGAAAAGTTTAGACAAATTGGAGACATAAGAGAAATATATTTTGCTGAAATAGCAGAAAAGGGAATTACAAAAGAAATAGTTTATACAATTATTAAAAGATTATCGTCGGCATATACTACGAAAGATAAGTTTCAAGAGTATAAAAAAGTTGGTAGAAATGTATTAAAAGTATTATATAGTATAGATCCAGTTAAATTTTTATCATGTTTACAAGTTAAATCTGATATATCGGGAACAATTAAAGAAAAATTGGATGGAGAAATTGATATATATGGTGTAAAATATGAAAAAATATTGAAATTATTGCCATAATTAGCACGAATTTATTTTAGACATATTAAAAACACATGCTATATAGGGGCAAACTACTTGTATATAGCATGACTATATTACTACTATAGGGAAGGAAGTAATGTAAATTTTTTATATTATCATAGCCTTGATCCGAAATGATTCTAAAACTAATTGACAGTTTAAAATCTAAAAATTGTCAGACAGAAAAAAATGTAGGAATTGAATGAGAAAGTAAATTCCATTAAAGTAACCTAAGTAATTAAGTTACTTTTAAATTATATTTTTTATTTGTAAAAGTATATATATATAGTAATTATAGCATTGTAACAATTACATGTCAATAGTATTTAAAAAGAAATTTTGTTTAGGAGATGATTATTATTAATAGAGATTTTAATGTGATGGAACTGTTTATCGCAGGTATTTTACATAGTGCAGGTTGTGAAAATGTTTGGATAACTCAAGATTATATCGTATATTTTGGTAATAGGTTTCTACTAGAGGATTTTGAGGGCATAACATATGATAAGAAAAGTAAATTTATAAGAATAAATACAAAATTAGAATGGGCTGATATTGATTTAGAATATGATTTAATGGAAACATACGATAAATAAAATAAATTAATGAGAGGATGGTGACAAGTTAGTTAATATAATTGTTAAAAAGTCGATAGAACTTCATAATAAAAAATACTTTAAAAAGTAAATAGAAGGAGATATATAAATGTAAAAACATTTGCAATTTAAATAACCAACAAAATATATGGGAATGTTGAACTGGGACAATTACTACGAAGCATACTACTACTCGCACAAAGAGGATGCTCGGAGGAATATGAAAAAATATTTAAAAAGTATGAAAACTAACATAATATATAAAGTTCTAAATGAAGATAATACAATTAAATACATAGGATCAACAGATTCAGTATGTAGATTGAACTTCCATAAAGGTGGATTTGGAAAATTAGATTTAAATAATAACTATGGTAAGATAATGTATTCTGAAATTAAAAAGATTAATCGAATTGAATTATATTTTATAGAATATTATCTTATAAATAAATATAATCCTACATTGAATAAAGAAAAAGGAAATCTGCATGATTTCCTTTTTATAGATGAAAGAAAAGTAGAGTTAATAGATATTGCAGATGAATTAAAATATAATGATTTTATATAAGATTAAAACGTTATTTTATCAATTATATCATAACATAAAAACTGAAAATAAACAACAAAAAATAATAAAAAAGGTGGGTTTAATAAAAATGGAAGATAAAGTATTAAGGTGTCAAGATTGTCAAGAAGAATTTATATTTACAGTGGGTGAGCAGGAATTTTTTGAAGAAAAAGGATTTGATAGTGAGCCTATAAGGTGTCCTGACTGTAGAAGAGCAAAAAAACAAAGAAACAACCAACAATACTAGTGTGTTTTTAAAGTCTATATTATTATTGTAGACTTTATAAAGTACATTTAATGTCATTTTATGTACTCTAAATAATCGTTTATTTGTGATAATTCTAGGCGATTATTTGTTATTGTTTTAATATTCAAAGTTCTTTTATATTTGTATTATATTTTTTATAATACTTACGTTTCATGTTAAATGATTTTAACTAATCTTAACGTTAATTGGTATGTTTTTTAAGCTTTCAATTGTAGCGAGTTCAAATCTCGTCCCCTCCTAAATGGAAATTAAAAGTTAGACACGGAGTTATTGAAACTCTTTTGAGACGTGTGCAATCGTTGAGTTGTCGAATTTGCATAACATGAACTTCTTGTACATTACCTTGTATGGATATAAGAAAATAATTTCTGTAGTATATTTTTATACTATTTTCATGTGAAGTCTTTTGTAGTTGGACAATAACTAACTACTTTTTAAAATCAAAGCAGAGTTACAAATTAATTTGTAACTTGTTCCAATGTCTCCTTTTAAGGGTAGTGAACTTTTCATTCGCTACCCTATTTTTATAGAGGGAAAGATGCAATTTGTAGTTCTGCTTTGGTTTTAATATCAAAAATAAAATGTGAAAGGAGATTATTAACATATGGCAGTAAATATTTATCAAGAAAAAGCATGTAGCCTAATAATAGACGATACAAAAAATGTTGGAAAACTCATAGGAAATATAAAAAAGAAGCAATATGAAGATAAGTGTGAAGCAATAGATTTATCTTTTATTATTGGTTATGAAAATGGGTGTCTAATGAAAGATGAACAAGAACAAATTAATATGAACAAAATTAAAAGATTTGATACTATGACATTAGTAAATATGGTAGAGAATGTTTCACCTTTAATCACTTATTTAAAGAATAACGTTGATGATACATTTGTTAAAGGTAAGGTTATTGAACAACTAGGTATACTAGCAAATTACGTAGCAAATACATGTAATTCAGTAAATTATGAAAGCGAGGAAAATTAATAATGGAAAGACTCAAGGTATCAGAATTTAAATCAATATCAAAATTTAATTTTATTAATGGTATGTTTAAAAAAGTTGAAAAAAATTTAGAAGGTAAGGAATTGGAGTTCTATGATATTAATGAAGAAGCTATAAAAGCTTTAACAGAAAAGAAAATATCTAATAATGATATAGAATTTTTATATGATCTAATACCAGTAGTATCAAATGTTGATACAGATATTGATTTTAAGGAATTTGACGGAATGTGCAAACTTCCAAGTCCACAATTTGCAGAATATATATCATTACTATTAAAACATTTTAGTAATCTTTATAAATCAGCAGGTAGGCTCAAAGATTTAAGTAAAGATGTTACCTCAACTATTTCAGAACTAGGTATTGAATTACCAAAAGAAAAGACAAAAGAGGAACAATTAGAAGAACTTTATGCAGAATTAGCAAATGTTAAGGATGACAAAGTTAGAAGAAAAGAAATTCTAATACAAATTACTAAATTAGATGTAGAAGACAATGAGTAGTGAATCGGAGGAATTTGAGAAGTTTGTACTTATCGAAGCACAAAAGGAAATCGAAGATATGGTAAAGGTTGCTCAAATAATACTCAAACGAAATGTAGATATAGAAGTATACGATTCATATAGTCCTGTGGAATATCACCGTACATACAATTTAGAAAAGTCAATAACGTGTGATTTTGATAAAACTTCAGGAAAGATTTATTTTGAAGAAAGCCAATTGACACATTATAGTGCTGTTACAAATGAGAATACAAAAGATGTCCCCCGATATTTAGATTTGGGACATAAAGATTCTTCAGGTATAAGTGGTAGATATCATATTTATGAAAAAACTGGTGTAATTGATAAGACTATAGACGAATTAGAAGAAATATATGGTAAAGGTTGCGTTCAAAGGATTGGTAGTGACTAATAGTAATTATCAATCTTTTAATATATAACAAAATAATATAAGAGGATGGTGAAAATTAAATGGATTATGGAATAAAAACCCAATTAGATTTAAATAGTTTAAAGCAAGTAACAGCACAATTTGAAGGTTATCTTAAACAATTACAGAAAACAGCAGACTCAAATGTAATTAAGATAAAGATGGAAAGTATGAACAATTCAATAAATCAGACTACACAAGGACTCCAAAATATGAACACACAATCTAAAAGTTTTGGAGAAAATATGCAATATGCAATAGGTAGAGTAGCACAATTTGCTATTGGAATGTCGGCTGTATATGGTGTTGTAAAACTTGTTAAAGATGGAATACAAGAAATTGTAGATATAAATACTAGTGATGTAAATATTGCGATGATAACTGGAGACTCTATTGCAAATGTACAAAAGATGAATGATGGATATTTAGATATGGCAAATAGTTTAAAGGTATTAAACTCAGAAGTTTTAAGTGGAGCAGAATCTTGGCTAAGAAGTGGAGTAAACATTGATACAGCAAATGCAAACTTAGAAACTACTACAAAATTATCAAAGATAGCAAATGTATCTAATGGTGAAATGGCAGATAGTTTGATTATAATAGCCAATCAATACAAACTTAATAGTACAGAACTAGAAGCTTACGCAAGTAAAGTAGCATTGCTTGATAATACAAGTGCCACGAGTTCAGAGAAAATAAATTCAGCCATGCAGTACTCAGCCGAAACGTTCAAATCGACAGGTATAAACATGAATGATGCTCTTGCAATGGTGACTAATTATTCTGAAAAATCAGCTCAATCAGGTGAAGCAATTGGTCGTGGATTTAGAAGTATGCTATTAAATTTTCAAAAGATGAAAGCAGGATTTAAAAGTGGAGATGCAACAGAAACTGGTGCTGTAAATAATTTAGAGACACTTTTAAATAGCAAAGGGATTGCCCTTAGAAAGAGTAAAGATCAATGGGTTGATTTAGGAACAGTAATTCAAAATATACAAAAGAACATGGGTAAATTTACATCTGTTCAAAAAAGCCAACTTTCTTTCTTAATAGGGGGTAAAGAACAAGCAGAAATGACTTCAAGTACATTGAATAATATGACTCGAATAAATGAATTAAAAGATAAGATAGGTAAAGATGACGGAGGAAAAGCTTTAAATACTTCTTATGCAAAATATATGCAATCAGTTAAAGCAACTCAAGCCGAATTAAAAAATACATTAACAGGATTATATACAAAAACGATAAACTCAAGTGAATTACAAAAGGGTATTCAAATGTTAATACAAGTAGTTAAATTTACAGAATTTTTAATAACAGACAATAAAGCACTCATAGCAAGTTATGTGGGAATAGTATTAGTTATAAAGAATTTTGGTGCATTAACAACAGCAATTGGAACAGTGAAAGCAATGTTATCACTTTTGAAAACAGAGGGTATTGGAGCACTAGCAGTATTAGAATTTAATCCAGTTATACTTGCGATCACAGTATTAACAGCAGTAGTCGGAGGAATAGTTCTTCAACAATATAATCATAAACAAGAAGTAATTAAACTCAAGGATGAATATGTTGCATTAGACAAGGCTATGAAAGAAATGGATAGTTCAAAAATAAAAGAACAAACAACGGATATTAAAAAACAACAAGACGAATTAACAAAGTTAGCAAAAGCATCAAAAAGTGGAAGAGTAACAGGTATGGGAGATATTGGTGATAAAGATAAACAAGATTTAGCTGATTACATTAAGGAATTAGAAGATGCAGGATTCCATGTAGACAAGGTTACTAATAAAATTGTTGATTTACAAGTTGCCCAAAGCAATATAAATACGTCAGATAATATTAAAAAGATACAAGATAAGAACGCTAAGACTATAGAAGAAACATCTGCAACACAATCATTAATACAACAGTATCAAAATTTGGATGGGGTAGAGAATAAATCTGCTGACCAAAAAACTATATTAAGCAATTTAAGCAAAGAACTAGTTGGTAAAGTGGATGGATTAACCACATCAACAGATAAGAACGGAAATATGGTTATTACAAATACTGGATTTTTAGGTAAGCAAGTTACTGCATTAGATTTATTGAAACAGCAGAGTACGATCACAGCGAATATACAGATAGATAATGCTATTAAAACTGCACAAGTAATGAAAGATGGCACAATAATGACTCTTGAATCAATGGTTGAGCAATTAGCAGGATACAAGGCATTAAATACAGCATTAGCAAGTACAGACGCAGGTAAAAAAGGCTTCTTTGGAGCAATAACTGCTGGAAATGATATGGGAATTACTAGCTTACAAAAGAGTATAGACGATATAAATGCTTTAAAAAGTAGTTCTGAGATAAAAGCACCTGCACTTTTAGGTGATAGCACGGATGCTTATAAGGCTAACACAGATGCTACAGATGATAATACTAAATCAAAAGATAAAAATTCTGAAGCAACAGATAAACAGGAAGAAGCAACAAATAGGCTCAAGATATCAACAGATGCTATAGCCCTTTCTACAAAAAACTACGATACAGCATTACGTGCCATAAATTTGCAAATGAAGGAACAAGATTCTGCAATGTCCAAATTAAATGTTCATGGAAAAGAATATATAGAAGGATTGGATAAGAAACAGAAAATTTTACAAGCAACTTATGATTTAACGGAAAAACAAATGAATTTAGATTCTTCAGCTGTAGCAGGTGTATCAGCTTTAGAAGGAAAGGCAGTCGCTACATCAAGTGGAAATGCAATAGTTGAACAAGCTAAGAAATATTTAGGGACTCCTTATGTTTGGGGAGGAGAATACTAGCATATGATTTATGTACCACGCGTAGTTTTAATTGTTTCATAAAATATACACAATTCAAATGTATACTTTTAAAATAATTACAGAAGGTTTAGAAAGAGCCTTGATACCAAATAAATAAATTAATATAAAAGGAGATTAAAATAATATGAAAAGGATTAATTATGAGTACATGAAAGAAAGAGGTATTTACAAAATTACAAATAAAATTAATGGAAGATTCTACATTGGTAAAACAAAAAGACCGTTCCACCGTAGAAAATCAGAGCACTTTTGCAGACTAAAGAAAGGTGAGCATGAGAGTAGCGTACTACAAAAGGACTGGGATACAGTAGGACATGAACGAAAGAATTATACATTTGAGATTATAGAAGTTATTCACGATGATGATATAAATAAGATTGTTGAGAGAGAAAAATATTACATAGAAAAATATATAAATGATGCTAAATGTTTAAATAGCAATCACTAAAATAATCAAATAATTATGGGAGGTTTTAAGTAAATTGTATAAAGAAAGATTTAAATATGAGTATAAATATAATGGGTATGCCCCTAATTTTATTTGGAGTGATCCAAAGCCATTCAAAGGAAACTTAGAGGAAATGTTGGAACATTATCTCAAGGAATCGAAAGAAAGAGGTACAAGCAAAACAGAGTTCATATCTAGGAATCAAGAGAGTAAGTTAGCATTAAGAAAGTCTAAAGAAAGAAAATCAAAAGAGAAAAGGAATAATGGTGAGTAAAGTGAAATAAAAACCCCCACTAAATATTGATTAGATAAACATTCTTTCAAATTACTTGTTATTAATACATATTGTGGTACAATAAGACAAGTATTTCTAAGCTGAAGGAGATTTTATAATGGAGAATTTGTTTGCTATCGGAATTAGAACAACACCAAGTTATGTTTATTATACGGTTATTCAGGAGGATAAAGATGATGAAATTGAAATTTTAACAAGTTCAAAATTAGTTGTACCTAAATCTCTTGATATTCCTGAGAGGTTAAGTTTTATAAGAAACTGCTTGTTTTCAATTATATTAGAATATAAGATTAAAAAAGCTGGTATTAGAACTATAGAAAGTCTAGTTAAGCCTGATGTTGAGAGAATATACATTGAAGGTGTAATTCAAGAATTAATATCTAATAGTTGTATTGAAAACTACTTTACGGGTAAAAAATCAAAAATAGCTTCAATCATAGAAATTGATGTTCAACAAATAACAGCATATATTGATGGGGATGAGGTGTTTGCTGAAATAGATAATTGGGGAGAGTTTTCTAAGGAGAAAAGGGAGAGTATCATTGTTGCGATTGCAGCAACATATATATAGGGGGTATTGTAAATGGCGCTTTGTAGTACCGTTTTAAAATTTGATTTAAGGGAATCAATTGGTGGTGAGGGACAAAACTCGACAGTTTATAAAGCATTTGATCCACAATTAAATGCAGATCTGGTAGTTAAAAAAGTAGCAAAACAATTAATTATTGATGATTATCAAAGTATAGATGAAAGCAATTTTTATATTGAATCAAGAATATTATATGAATGTAAACATCCTAATGTTATGGAAATTCAGTATGCAAGCGAGGATGAGGAATCAATATATTTCTCAATGCCATTCTGTAAAAGGGGTTCTTTAAATAGCATTATAAACACAAGATATTTGACTGTAAAAGAAATAGTCAAGTATTCTCTTGAATTTTTATTGGGGTTGCATTATATTCATACAAAAGGATTAATACATTTTGATGTTAAACCAACAAATATATTAATAGATAATAATAATAAATCTATTATCACCGATTTCGGGCTTGCTAAATATACTGATTTATATGGATTTGTGAGACCGAATAAAATTTATTCTTCACATAAGCCACCAGAAGGATTTAGTAATTCAGGTTATACAAATAAATCAGATATATATCAAGCAGGATTAACTATATATAGAATGTGCAACGGTAATGATAAATATTATGAAGAATACAATTTGTGGAAAAACAAGGGTCAGGTAGAAGAGGCTATTTCAAAAGGAAAATTTCCTGATAGAAATTACTATTTACCTCATATTCCAGCACGATTAAGAAAATTTATAAATAAAGCAATGAATGTAGATTTAGATAAAAGATATGACAATATCTTAGATATGATTAATGATATATCAAGCATTGATAAAAATTTAGAGTGGGAGTATAATAAAGATGCAAACACACATTCGATGGTTTGGTCAATTTATAATGAAGCTAAGACACATATTAATCGAATAGAGCTAATAGATAAAGGTAATAATACAAGTGAAATTATTGGTAGAAAAACAAGGGTTAAAGATAGTGATACTAAGAATATTATAAAGTGGAACATTAAAAGTATAGAAAGTAATAAAGCATTTAAGCAGATAGAAACATTTATGAAAGAATATAAATAATAAGGAAGGTGGTTGACGTGAAAAAAATAATCTGTAAACAAAATAATTTATCTAGACAAGATTTAGCTAATCCATTTCGAAATATGTCATACCACGAAAGATTGGTGAAGGCTAGAATTGTAGATATTAAGGACAATTTTATTGTTGAGAACTTAGGAAATGGATATGAAAGAGTAAAGGTTGTTGATGAATCTAAATTAGTTGAATAATATTTAGTAAAACCTCTGATTAATTTCAGGGGTTTTACTATTAATAACGATTAAATTAAAGGCATCCATAAGGGTGTCTTTTTTAGTGCAAAGAATTATTAGGCATACGCATTATAGCAGTAGTAAGTCCTATTTAGCATTACATGTAAAAATAAATAAATTAGAAACGAAAGGATTGATAATAATGGAAGATAATAATAATGTAGAAAACAAAGAGGTAGAAATTAAGGTAGAGGTTGTTAAGCCTGAAGAGGTTAAAACAGATACAGTTCCAGAGGACAAAGTTGAAGTTAAAAAAGAAGTAAAAGTTGAAGATAAAAAAGATACTTCAGAATATGATGCTATAGTCGAGAAAGTAAGAGTATTAGAGGAATCTAATAAGCAGCAGTCAGATTTATTAAATATAGAAATGATTAAAAATACAATTATGGAAAAAGTAAGTGATAAAGAACTTCAAAAAACTATAATGGAAACGGGACTTGTTAAAAACATTGAGGATATAGATATGGTAATAAAAATTGTTGAAATGTCTAAAACATTAAATAAAAGTGTTAGTCATAAAGATGGGTTTATACCACAAGATGAAGTTACTGTTGATGCATATGCTAAAGCAGAACAAAAGGGCGATATATTAAGTATGATAAAACACAAAATGAGTAAGAAATAAGTAAACTATTAACAGTTGTTAGTAGTTTTTTTATTGTCTTTAAGCTCAGACGTTAAAGAGAGTTACATATTAAATACATTAAAATTACAAAAACAATAATAGTCCATAGGACTTAAAGAGGAGGAATTACATATGTATACAAGTAATAATTTCGCACAATTCCAAAGTTTAGATTTATCAAAGGAGATAGCTTTAATTAATCCAAAGAGGACTCCACTTTTATCATTTTTATTACAAAATGCTAAATCTGTAAAGGCTATTTCTAATATTGTAAATTGGTATGAAGAAACTTTAAATACTACAGCTATATCTACAAGCAAAGAGGGTGGAGATGCACCTGCTGATGTACAAGATGCAACTGCTCTATTAACTAACCTAACAGAATTACTAACTGGAACTGCAAAGGTTTCTAATACTGCACAAGCTTCAACTATAGTTGGTGTAGATGACCTTATGGCTAAAGAAGTTTCAAAGAAATTAACTCTATTAAAATATGCTACTGAGGACAGAATATGGTTAGGTGCTAAAGCAATAGCTACTGGTACAGTAGGACAAAAAATGAATGGTTTATTGAACCTTATCAATGCAAGTAATATTGTCACTGCTACTGGCTCAGTATTAGTTAAAGCAGACTTTGAATCTATGCTTAAAAAAATGTATGATGCTCAAACTAGTGACTCCATGATTTGCTTTATTAGTGATACTGATAAATTAGCAGTTAATGGATTTTATTCACCACAGTATTTTGCTAAAGATTTATTCTTAGGTTTTACTTGTGATAAATACCATAGTGAGTATGGTGACGTTACATTCGTGTTAACTCCAAGTTTAAGTGGTGCAAAATCAGTAGTAGTTGTTAACACTGATTACTTAGAACTTAAAGTATTACAAGATGCTCAAGCAATTGATTTAGCTGTAACTGGTGACAGTATCAGTAAAATGGTTAAATGGGAAGGTTGTCTTACTCTTGGAAATTCAAAAGCAGGGGCTAAGATAGTCTTAGTATAGGAGGTACATATTTATGAAATTTAAGACAGAAAACTCATTCTTATATGTAGAAAAAATACAATTCTTAAATGGAGAGTATAAAACTACAGATAAAGATGAGGTAGCTATTTTAAAAAAATATTCTGACTCTATTAGTATTATAGAAGAGAAACCAAAAGTTAGTGATGTAATTATAGGTGGAACCCCTGAAATTATAGATGAAACTATCTCTAAAGAAACTACTTCTAAGAAAACTAAAGAGTAACAGAAATAATTTAGGATAGGGAGTAATTTCCTTATCCTATTTTTTTTATCTATATCTAAGCATTTATTAATAGAATTTTTAGGTATAGATAAAAAAATAAAAATTGAAATTAAGGAGTGGATATATATGGCAAGTGGAAATAAAAAAAGTAATAATTTTGTCTCATTATTATATAAAAAATTTACGATAGGAAGACAAACTTATTATTATTATTTTATGTGGCGTAATAAGTTATCAAATAGTAAAACGGATTTATCAGTATTATCAGAGGAAGAGTTTATTTATAAATATTGTAGAAAGAAATCAAAGGGAGTATATAACGATGGAAGTGTAAGTTTTAATAATATGAAAATGTGGGAGTCTACAGAGGAATATCAAGGGCATATGCAGGAATTGTATTCCTTTAAAATGAATCAAGATTTCTATAAACTTTATGAAACTTATTTAACTAAAGCAATGGCAGGTGATGAAAAGGCTCTAAATAGTTTAAAGACTATTAAAAAGGAAATTGAATCATTAAATAAGGCTAGCAGAACTAAAACGAAGGTAGTAGAAGAAACACAATATGACATGAAATAGAGAGGTGTATATATAAATGGCTAAAAAAATGACTGCTCAAGAACAGTTAAAAGAAATATTTAGTGATAGTAGATTATTTGCTAAAAATATGACTAAGATTCTTGATGTTAATAATGTAAAGATTCCATTCGTTTTAAATGGAGAACAAGAAATAATGAATGATACTCTTAAAGATAATAAATATGTAACATGTTTAAAATGTAGACAAATTGGAATAAGTGAGTTTTGTATTAATTATATAATTAGAAATATGCTCTTAATTCCTGATATAACATGTTTAATTGTTTCTTATGAGGAGAAAGCAAGAAATGCAGTCTCTAATAAATTTAAGAGACAATATAATAGTATAAAAAAACCTATTCGATTAGATACAACAAGAGACAATGATATAGAATTTAAACTAAGTAATGGAGCAAGAGTTATATTTGGAGTTGCGGGTACAAAAGATTTATTGCGTGGGGAAACTGCTCAAATAATCATGCTTACAGAATTTGGTATATGGTCATCAAGCATTCAAGAAGATGCTGTAGTTTCATTAGAACCACTTCTATCAAAGAATAATGACAGCAGAATTATAATAGAGTCTACTGCAAAAAATGGAACAGGAGATTACTTCTATAAATTATGTATGGGGGCACTTCATAGTAATAGTAAATATAAATTAGTATTCTTTCCTTGGTATGACAATAAAGAACTTTATAACTCGGAGTATTTATTGGCTGAGACTTGGTATAAAGCAGACAATCATGGAGCTAGATTAGCAGAAAAAGAATTAGATCCTTATGAACTGGGACTATTTAAGAAAGGGGCGAATTTAAAACAATTGATGTGGAGAAGATGGAAACTATTAGATATGAAACTAAATAAATTTCACAATGAGCATCCCTCGACACCACAGGAAGCTTTTGCTGGAAATAGTATTGATAATGTATTTGACCAACAGATTATATTAGAAAGAATTAATTATATTACAGCAGAAAATATAAAACCATTAGATTTTAAAGAGGTAAATGAAAATAAACCTCTACCACCATTGTTAGCAAGGTATTTTAATAAAGGATTTTATATTTATAAAACTTTTAATGCAAATGATATTATGTGGGGTGGAGTTGATACATCAATGGGAATTGGTGGTAACAGGGATGGACAAACAGTACAAATATTGGATAGTAATGGAGAACAAATTGCTTCATTCAATCGTAATGATGTTCCCGTTTATAAATTTTCTGAGATATGTTATGAAATTGGAATGTATTTTAATTATATGATGTTAAATATAGAGGTAAATAGTAATGGTGGTACTGGAAATGATTTGTTAGTTAGATTAAAGGAAAAAGGTTATATACAAATATTAAGAACTAAAAGATTTGATAAGATTTCAGGTAAAGTTAAATTGACAGCAGGATGGATGAGTTTAGAGGGAACTAAATCAAAACTAATTAGTGATTTAAAAGAGTATTTTGAAATGGGATTTATCAGTATTAATGATATGGAAACCTTAAATCAATTAAATACTTACATAGAGAAGAATGGAAAGATGGGGAATATGAGGGGCGAATCTATGCATGATGATTTAGTGATTGCACTAGGGTGTGCCTTAATGAATATGATCCAAAGTAAAAGTTATTTATAAAAGGAGGAATCAAACACAATGAATTTACAAGAATACATAAAAGAATATTACGGCAATGTTGATTGGTGGTTCGTATCTGAAGTATGTCAAAGACAACACATAGATAGAATTAATCATATTATGGATATAAAACAATATTTAGATGGAGAACGTCCAAGAGAAACTACTTTAACTCAAATAGAGGGAAAATGGGTAAAACAAACTAATATTAAATTAAATTTTGCTTCAATCTTATTAGATCATAATGTCAGTTTCCTAATGAAAAACCCAGTAACACTTATATGTGGGGATGATGAGGAAACTTTAAAACAATATCAAATGGTTTATAAGAAAGGTAGATTTAAAAGAGTTGATACAAAATTGTATGAGAATATGAAAATGTGTGGTCAAGCATTCGAGTACCTTTATTTTGATGAAAAAGAAAACATACAAAGTAAATTACTATTACCTGAGTGCAGTTACCCTGTATATACAGATACTGGTAACTATGTTTGCTACATAAATCATTATCTAACTAACAATTACATAGAATACTACACTATATATTATCCTGATATAGTTGAAGAATATTCTAGTATAAGTGGTAAGGTTAAGTTCGTAAGTTCAAGCGTAAACTATAGTGGATTACCTATTAGTTATAGATTACCAAAAAAATCTAATCCTCTTGAGGGAAAAAGTGATGTAGAAGATTGGAAATCAATTATAGATAATATGGAAAGATTAAGTTCTAAATATCAAGATGCACTCTATAAATTTATAACAGGTATTCCAGTAATGACGGGTTCTAAGTTATCTATTACTAAGGATGGTAAAGGAGCAATAAGCCAAGATGTTATAGGATATGTTTTACAATTAGAAGAGGGTAGTGAGTTTAAGTTTGAACAAAATAAAACTGATTATCAATCAATGAAACTAATGCATGATACTCTATTTAATTATTTATTAATAGCAAGTTGTGTTCCTGCCGTCTCTATGAATGCTCAAGATGTAAGTAATTTGAGTGAAACTTCTATTAGGATGATGTACCAGTTAGCAATTTTAAAATCAGGTGTTGATAGTCAGAACTTAATGGATGGATTTGTTATTAGATGGGAACAAATAAGAAAGATGTTAGAATCAAGTAAAATTATAGTAAATGGTGAAATGGATTGTGAGTTTCAAATGGAAATACCTCAAAATGACCAAGAAGTTATTGATAATCTTGTTAAGTTAAGATCAATAAGTGGTATTAGTTTTGATACTATGTTAGGTAAGAATCCTTATGTGAATGATGTAAGTGGTGAAAAGGAAAGAATAGAGAAAGAAGAGGATACTGATAGTCTTAATTTAGATAATGTAGATACTGAAACTGATACAACAGATACAACAAGTGAGGTAGATACTAATGCAACAGCAATTGAATAAAGATAAGGCTAAAGAGAATAAGCAATTAAGCAAAGACTTAGTTGCTTTATTTGTTGTTATGTTAAGTTATAAGAATAGTAAAGAGTTTAAGAAACTATTACAATTATATAAAAATAATAGGGATAGTATGAAAGATACTATAGGGAAGATATATCTAAAGTATATAAAGGATAATAAATTGGTTATTACTCAAAAGGAAGTAACTAAGGAGTTAAAACAATTAGATAAGGATATAATTAATATGGGGAATGATTTAAAGAAGCAGGAGAATATTATCTTGGCTACATTATTATATAAAACATATAAGGATACTTATAATAAGAGTATTAATATAATAGAGAAGTATAAGACTCTTGATAAGAAGAACATTAGTAAACTAATTGATAAGAAAATAATGGAGACTATTAATGTTAAGATTAATGGAAAGACTAATATAACAAGGAATATAGAGAATAAGACTCTATTTGTTAATAAGGTTAAGGATAATATTAAGAAGAATCTAAATGCAGGGAATAGTATTGAGGTTATTAATAAAGGTATTGATGAGTCCTTTCAAAAGGGAGGCATAGATATTAGTAATAGATTGGTAGACAATGAAGTGAGTAGAGTATTCAATTCTTCGATTATGGAAGCATATAAAGAGATAGATATAAAGAGAGTTGTATATAATAGTACACTTGATATTAATACATGTAGTGAGTGTGCAGGGAACAGTGGATTAGTAATGAACATAGATGACGCTATAAGTTTACCATTACATATAAGATGCAACTGTTTCTATACTCCTGAGATATAGTAGTATGAATAGATATAGTTAGTTGATATGAATAGTATGATAGTTCTATTAGATATATGAATGGTTATAAGATGTATATACACATGTAATACTAAGGTGTATATATAAGAGTATGTAAGTATATGGATAATAGATAAGGTGATATAGATATAGTGTGAAGCGTTGATATGAGTGGGGTTAGATGTAGATGTATCTTGCACCATTTATTCTACCTATATCAAGAAGACAAAACACGAACATTAAACTATATAATCTTATCTATTGTTCGTGTATATCCGTGTACTATTATGTCGAATCATTACACATACTAATGGATAGTATTAATCAATATATCATCAGAGAACAGTTGATATATATTTGTATGTTCAAACTAATTAATGCTATTGTATATTGACATCAACCACAAATCATATAATGCTAACTAATTGAATAAGTTGGCATTATTGTGTTATGCATTAACTGTTGGTATGACTAACGTTGCAATGGTACTTAAATAAATATTAATAAAACCTATTGAATATAATGCTAACTAATGATATAATTAACTTATAAGTTAGTATTTATTGAAAGGAGTTTTATAATATGTTAGAAAGAGAAAAAACAAGTAGAGGTATTAATAAAGCTCAAGAAGTTGAACCTATAAAGAATCCAAAAGACATTAAGAAGCTAATGCAATACTTAGATGGTAAGAAGAATAAGAGAGATTTAATGTTGTTTGCAGTTGGAATAAGTGTAGGACTAAGAGCAGGAGATTTACTAAAGTTAAAGTGGAATGATATATTAGATAACAAAGGTAATATGGTTGATAGCGTTGCAATAATAGAAGAGAAGACTGATAAGAAGAGAGAGTTTGAATTGAATACTACAGCTAAAAAAGGTATGAAGGTTTACTTAGATAGTATAAATGATGATATTAACATGGATGCTTATGTGTTTAGAAGTCAAAAGGGTGGAGCATTAACAGTTGAGTCTGCACATAAGATTGTTAAAACAACATTGAAAGAGTTAAATATTAAGGGTAATTATGGTACGCACACACTAAGAAAGACATGGGCATACCACATGTATATTAATAATTCTAGTAATCCTATGATGTTACCATATTTACAACAAATGTTGAATCATTCAAGTCAATCTGTAACATTAAAATACATTGGCATTACTAAGGAAGTTATAAAAGATTTCTATAATAGTGTAAATCTATGGTAATAACACTTGAAAAGGTGTTATTTTTTTTATCCTTTTATTGTCGAAATATATATTAAAATAGAATACTTTACCCCTAAATGATTTCTAAACCCTAGCGTTGTTATAATATTTTACGCGTGTCATTTTTTCACTATTTCATTATTTAACAATTAAGCATTTTATTCCTTCAAATTCTTCGCTAAACTTAAATCCTTTCCAATCATTTAATATCATTAATTGTATACATGCAACTACAATAGAAAATCCCATAGAATACGATTCTAAAATTTTGTAAGAATAATCCTCTAAATCTTCATCTAAAATATTATTAAAGGATGGGTGTGGTATATTGTATTCACCATGTACATATCTACTTCTTAGATCATAAAATTCGTTAAACATTCTTTTGATTTTTCTTGAGCCTTGTCGTGGTTCACCTAAGATTTTAAAAGACCTATTTATGATAGTTGTGCTTATTGCGTTTTTAGGAGAGCCAAAAAGTGATTCTAGTGAGTGAGTTAGCGAAACAAGTCCATTAAGGCTTGAATGTTTCTCGCTACAAATATGTAGTAGTGAGAATATAACCCTTTCTAAATTGGTTTTTGATAATTGTCTTATTCCAATATTTAAACTTTCGTACCATTTTACAACATCTTTAGTTGGTACATATAATATTTTAAACCAATCAACATCATTGCTCCATTCTAAAGAGGCACCAAAAAAATAATCATCCATATCAAATCTTGTTTTTATTAAATCAACATTTAAAGTTGCTCCATAAAGTGTAATGCTACCTGGTATTGATATATTTAATATAAAAAAAAGTTCATAAAGATACGCATTTACATAGTACGATAAATAGTTTTTCTGACCTTCTAGGTTTATATTTTTTACTGTATTTAATCTTATTTTAATTGATAACAAATTAGAATTTTTACCATCGTTAAAAAGACTTGTCCAATCTGCAATTATTGTTGCTTCCTCTTCCAATGATGCTATGGTGTAATTTGAAAAATTATCAATTAAAGAGGAGTATATCATTGCTCTTAGTTCACTTTCATCTGTACCTAATAATTCTGGAATTGGTATTATATTTGAATTTACACTTGGTAGAATAAAGTGACGTCCTAAGTTAATTTCGAAATTATTTTGGTATGTATTTTTCATTGTTAGCCTCCAGATATAATTTCTTTCATTTAAATCACTTAACTCAGATATACCCGACATAATTGACTTAAATACTTTCTTATAGATACAAGACTATTTAGATAATAGTTGAATAATGTTATTTCCAAGTTCACCTACTCTTATATCTTCAATATAACCTGAATCACTACCATCGAAAAACATATTGTGCTTTTCCTCTAATACACCATATCTTATTAAATTAGTTAATGTTTGATGTATTTTATAATCAATATCTCCATAGCTTATACCAAGTTTTTTTCCCTCAATGTATTTAGATTTCTCATAGTATAAAAGCGAGTTGAACCAAGTAGTACTATTATCCGTATGTATTTTATCTAATACTTTCCAACTTACAGGGTTAAGATTTGAAATTACATCAAAGAGTAAAATCATTTCCTCATCATTATAATCCTTAGTTAAATATGTTGATATGAAGTTTACATATAATCTAAACTCATTTTCATCGTATGAATTACCAATGCTAGATAATGATTTATAAAAATGTATTAGGAATTGTTCATCATTCTTAAGTTCTTCAAACCTTTCTTCAACATCATCAAATTTGTTTTTGAGTTCACTAAGGGCTCGTATAATTTTTTCCTCTCTTTTAACTGCTAATATATTAATTCCAGTATTCTTTATTGCTGTAATAAAGCCACCAACGACTGGTACAGTTCCTAACGAATCACCTAAAATATTGATTACTATTTCCAAATAGTCATTTTTTTTCATAAGTATTCCCCCTATATAGATATTTCATAGATATTATATCATTAAATTCAACCAACATTTATAAATATTGCCAATAATTATGACTGAATAATAAAATAAAGGAGTGATAACAATGGAAAATACAAACTTAATTTTAACAAATGATTCACAATCACATACAGTTATAAATCTAATAATAAACAATTCAAATATAACTCATAAACAATTAGATAAATTTTTAGAGGAATTACATGAGCTTGGAAACAAGTATTCCTTAGTAAATATAGAGGGGGGTGTTAAACATGATTAATATAGATAGACTTAAAATGGCTACTGATGGAGTCCAAATAGAAGATGCTAATTTAATTATATACTTGGAGGAAAATTCTTTAGTAAGTACTGAAGACTATGTTCCAACATCAAATATAAATAAGAAACAAATATATAAAACAGCATTAGGAATATTGGAGGATATTGCAAATAGTCCAAGTACTATGAAAAACTTTAAGAGTGATGATATATCTATTTCTAATTTTGCAGAAAATTTACAAAGTCGAATAGGTCAACTAGAAAAGAAAATACGTCAAATTCCAAATGATGATGCTGTTATTCAAAATGATAGTGGCTCTAATTTTACATATATGTTTACAAAATAAGGAGATGATATTATGAATATATTTAATGATGATTCAAATTTTGTCTACCTATTAAATGCGATGGGAAAAAAGGTATTAATTAATGGTGTAGAAATTCAGGCATTAATATCTAATCAAAAGGATAAAGTTTTAGACACTAAGAAGATTAAGACTGTTATAAAATTTAAAACAGGTGATGTTGTAACTTATCAAGGATATAGTTGGCTTATAACGTCTGAGGTATCTAAAACAAATACCATATATAAAGGATATATGAGAAAATGTAATAATACTTTAAGATATAAAGCTAGTGTAGATGGTGTAGTTACTATAATAAGTATTCCCACAATTATAGATAATGGTACAGTAAGTGTGGCAGAAGGTAAATATATTAATGTAGCTGATAATACTTTGGCGTGTAGTGTTGGCTATTCTATGATAGATAAAATCCAGTATATAACTGAGTTTAATTCTGCTACAAGGTTTCAAATTAACGGTAGAATGTGGAAAACATCGGGAATTGATCCTATAACAAGTGTGCTCGAAATAGAACAAGGAATTATTATTATTAAATTAAAAAATAGTGATAAATTACCTGAAGATGATATAAGTGTAGGAGGAGTTGCATTTAATACTCCTGCAATTGTTATAACTACACCAATTGGAGATAATTATACTATTGAATTATCTACTTCAAATGCTGATATAGAACAAAATAAAACATTTCAAATCACACCAACTTGTAGGAATAATAGTACAGTAATAACTACACCAATATTAACTTATGTTGTTGCAGATGCTACTATTTGTAGTGTAGATAGTTTAGGGCTTGTAACAGCACTAAAAGTAGGTGTAACAGTTATAACAGTTAAATTTGAAAATGTAGAAATAATCTTAAATATAACAATTACACCTATTCCAACACAAAAATCTTACAAAATAGTTACTTCTACAACTCAAGTGGATTCAGACACTATTTCACTGGGAATGACAAGAACACAGAAAGTTGTTAATAGTGATTTAACTGTTATTTCAAATGGAAGTGTTGTATTTACGTTTAGCCTTGAGGATTCGGATAAAAATCCATCAGTAAAAGCAATCCAATTAATTTCTAGCATCGACTCAATTCTAGCTACTCAGTGTACTTTACATCCAAATACAAAGAATGTATTAGGGTATTTTTGGCTTGTGGCAGAAACAAATGGGATAATTACCCGTCGAGAGCTTCGTGTGAAGAGCCTTAGTGGTAGTTAAATAAAGAAAAGAGAAGAGGACATCATTAATATCTAATATAAATACTTATTGTGAGAAAACAATTCGGATAAAAAATGCTATGGATAGTGAATAAGTATAATAAAAAACATAACAGTTAATAATTGTATAAATATAAAATTAAGTGTAAAATAAAATTATATTATATTATAATAACTTTAAAGGGGATATAAATGGGTAATTTAATTAAATGTCCGATGTGTGATAAAGATATTTCACCAAATGCAGTAAGTTGTCCAAATTGTGGTGAGCCAATGAAACTACAACCACAAGAAACAATTAAAATGGAAGAACATAGTTGTTATAATCTTGTATTAGAGAGTTGTACTCAAAAAATTAAAACTATTAAACTTATAAGACAATCTACAGGTTTAGGATTAAAAGAAGCTAAAGAGGTAACTGATTTTGTGCCTTCTACCTTTATGTTTAATGTAGATATTAATAAAGTTAATAAGATTAAACAAGACTTTGAAGCAATTGGGGCTAAGGTTAATTTGGTTGGGGGCACTAATACAATTAATATTGAATCAACACCAAATTATGTTGCTAAAGATAATTTGATTAAATGTCCAAACTGTAAAAGTGTAAACTGTAATAAAATTAGTGGAGCATCTAAAGCAGTTAGTGCAGGGATTTGGGGAATATTCTCAGTAGGTAAATTAACAAAAACATGGGAATGTAAATCGTGTGGATATAGATGGTAAAAGGTATTGAGGAGTAAATTCCTTTGTACCTTTTTTTACGTCTTTTTTTATGTAAATCTATTATACATATAATGTAAAGAATCTCAAAGGTAGTTATTTAATTGACTACTTTTTTATATTTTTTGGAAGGAGGGATTAGTATTGTTTGAAAATTATAAAGATGTTGTAAATATAGAAGACTTAACACAAATGTTGGATATAGGTAAAAATAAGGCTTATGAATTAATTAATTCAGGTATCATAAAATCATTTAAAATAGGTAAAGTTCATAAAATACCTAAAGTATGGATAGTGGATTATATACAGATGCAATAATTAGGTTTACTGATTTTAGGAAATAATATATACTCAGTTTGTAAGAGTATTTTATGTTTTCTAAAATCAGTTTTTTTTATTAAAAAAATTTGATGGAGGTAACATAAATGGAAGGAAGTTTACAAAAAAAAGGCAAATATTATTATGTTGTTATTAGTAATAAGGGAGAGAATGGAAAGTACAAAACGGAGTGGATTAATACAAAGTGTGAAAAGAAAGCAGAAGCTGAGAAAGTAAAAAGAGATATAATCAATAGGAAGGAAAATAATACTTATATTGAAGCAAAAAATATAAATTTTTGTGATTTTTATAAGGATTGGCTTGAAAATTATGCTAAGCAAAACTGTGAAAAGACAACATATGAGGGATATAAATTAATTTTTGATAAGCATATTTATACGTACTTCAAGGATAAAAATATCCTATTGCAGAAATTGCAACCACTTGATATTCAAAAATATTATAATTTTGAACTTAAAGAAGGGAAAGCAAATGGTAAAGGTGGATTATCACCAAATACTGTTATAAAGCATCATGCGAATATTCACAAGGTTTTGGATTATGCTGTAAAAATGCAATTAATTGTTAGAAATGTTGCAGACGCAGTTAATATACCTAAAAAAATAAAATTTATTGGTAAGTTTTATTCAGCAGAGCAAATAGAAAAATTGCTTGAACAAACAAAAAATACTCCAATTGAATCAGCAACTTTTATTACTTGTAATTATGGGTTAAGACGTGGTGAAATATTGGGATTAAAATGGGACGCAATTGATTTTGAAGAGGAAACCATTACTATTTGTGAAACGAGAGTGAGATATAATAAAGACACAATTACAAAGAGTCCTAAAAATAATAGTAGTTATAGAACCTTACCATTGATAGATAGTGTAGCAAAGTATTTGAAAAAGTTGAAAAGGAAGCAATCAGAGCAAAGATTATTATTTGGAAAAGAGTATAACAAAAGTGGGTATGTTTGTTGTTGGGAAGATGGAAGACCATTAGATACAGCATATTTAAGTCATAAGTTCCTTGAAATAGTTAAGGAGAGTGAATTACCTCAGATAAGATTTCACGACATAAGACATTCAACAGCTTCATATTTATTAAAAATGGGGGTAACTATGAAAGAAATCTCTGTTTGGCTAGGTCATAGTGATATTTCAACTACTATGAACATTTATAGTCATGTTGATATTGAGATGAAAAAGAATGCAGCGAAGAAGATAAATGATCTGTTTGCAAACGTAAATTACAATTGA